GATGGTACACAAACGCTGACGAATAAGACCATCAACTTAACCTCTAACACGCTTGTAGCTACATCTGCACAAATGGCGGCGGCGGTGACTGATGAGACAGGTTCAGGTGCTTTGGTATTTGCCACATCTCCTACGCTGGTTACTCCAGTATTAGGCACACCTTCTAGCGGCACACTCTCATCTTGTACTGTAGACGGCACAGACGCTGTGGGCTTTAGGAACGTACCGCAAAACTCGCAGTCTGCGGCGTACACACTGGTTCTGGCAGACGCTGGCAAACATATCTTTCACCCTGTTGGGGACAACAATGCACGGACATTTACGATCCCTGCAAACAGTTCAGTGGCTTTCCCTATCGGTACGGCTATTACGTTCATCAACATGGCAGTGGCTAACGTCACGATTGCCATAACGTCTGACACATTAACTTTGTCATCGGCGGGGACAACAGGTTCACGAACCTTGGCTACAAACGGCTCTGCAACCTGCATCAAGATTACTTCTACCCAATGGCTGATCAGCGGGAGTGGCTTAACATGAGTGGTGTTGGTCAAGTTACATTTATGAATCAAAGGTCGTTTGGGCCACCTGCTATTGGGGCAGCGTTTGGCGGTGGTTTCTATGCGGGTCAAATTTCAACAACAGCAAACAGCATTGCCACCCACGACCTAGTCGTCGGTCCACTGTCCACGGCTCAATCTACTCTTGCGTGGAAAAACGATGCCACGACAACTCCCGGTACAGATAGCGACATAGATGGCCCTCAAAATACTGCGGATATGGTCGCTGCCGGTAACGCAACAGTTTTCCCCTGCGCTCACTTCTGCAACGACTTATCCACGGGCGGTCAAACGGACTGGTACATGCCCGCGAAAAACGAGCTAGATGTATGTTACTTCAATCTCAAACCTACAACGACAAGCAACAATGGTAGCTCAGGCATAAATCCTAATGCCGTACCGGCTAGGGCAAGTGTCTACACCAGTGGAAACCCTGCACAAACATCCGTGGTTGCGTTCCAGTCTGGAGGTTCAGAAGCGTTTAATGCTGATAATTACTGGACTAGTACTGAGTTTTCCGCAGGTCGGGCCCGTGGGCAAAATTTCGATACTGGCTATCAGGGTACTTACGGCGTTTTCAATAAAACCACTGCACTTAAAGTCCGAGCCATCCGCCGTGTTGCCGTATAATTTAACAAGGAGGCAACAATGCAATACATATGTGTAACCGAAGTAGATGCCGTCACCAAGATACCCTGCACCGAAGAGCCGCAGCGCACGGGGCCATCCATGCCCAATGTTAAGGGTCTGGCGTACAGTTGGGACGAGCGATCAACATGGCCTGTCAGCACTGACTCAGAAGGCAGGTATCTGCGGGCGGCTAAGTACTACTGCACCTGCGACGATGACGCTGACACGACCATAGCTGGCGTGTTGGAGGTGTTGACCGAGGCTGCTTGGATGGCACTTAAAGCGGCAGAGCTTGAGGCGCGTAGGCCCTACCCATCATGGATCGGTTATTTGGACACCATGAGCTGGGCTGCCCCTGTAGCAAGACCTGCTGACGCTGTGATGAACGGCGGTAATGTGCGCTACCAGTGGGATGAGGCAACCGTTAACTGGGTTCCACAAGAGACTGCGGCATGAAGGAGCTTTTCTTTATATCAGGGCTGCCTAGATCAGGCTCTACACTTCTGTCGGCTATTCTGCGGCAGAACCCTGACTTTTACGCGGACATCTCCTCTCCGGTTCAGGGCTTGGTGGCATCGACCATTAACGTCATCACCGGCAGCGAGAGCAACCACCTGATTGATGAGCCGCGCAGGAAGCACATTTTACGAGCATTAGTGCAGTCCTATTATGACGCAGTTGCGCCCCAAACCGTGTTTGACACAAGCCGAGGCTGGACGGCCAAAACCTCGCTGTTAAAAGAGCTTTACCCGCAAACCAAGATTATCTGCTGTGTGCGCGACCTGCCGTGGATACTAGACAGCTTTGAGCGCATTGCTGCCAAGAACACGCTGTACAACGCTGCCCTGACTGATGATGAGGCAAGACAGACGGTAACCACACGCTGCGATGCGCTGATGGATGTTAAGAAAGAGGGACAGGTAGTCAAGCCGTACTACTTCCTTGAAGAGGGTATGCTGCTTAACCCCGACATGATTATGTTGATGGAGTATGAGTCGCTGTGTAAAAAGCCTGAGAGCGTCTTGCGCGAGATTTACCAGTTTATCGGCAAGCCGTACTTTGACCACGACTTTGACAACGTGGAGTACGAGAACGAGGTGTTTGACAGGGCGCTGAACATGAAGAGCCTGCACACCGTAAGACGCAAGGTAACGTGGGAAGAGCGACCCACCATACTGCCAAGATCAGTCTGGGAGAAGTACGCAGATAAAGAGTTTTGGCGTGTTCCAGCGGAGCCGGAGCCTGACTTTGCGGTAAAGACGGGTTACGCCTACGATGGAGTCTAAGAAACGCAGCATCATTAAAACGATTACATGGCGAATAACAGGTAGCACAGCAACTTTTTTGATATCCTATGTTGTCTCTGGCAGTTTTTCGGCAGCGGGTGCAATCGCGGTAGTACAGATAGTCTCCAACACCCTTTTATATTATGTACATGAACGAATTTGGAACAGAGTCAGAGGAGTAAAACATGGCAACACTATCTGGAATTATCACCCCGTCGAATGTGCTTACAGCAACGAGTACGGCTACGCTGACGAATAAGACGATTAACGCAGCTAGCAACACAGTCACCAACGTGCCTTTGAGTACGGGTGTGACGGGTACACTACCTGTCGCTAACGGCGGTACAGGATTGACGGCACTTGGCACTGTTGGTCAGGTGCTTACTGTTAACTCTGGTGCTACGGCGTTGGAATACGCTTTGCCAGCAAGCGGATTTACGCTCGGCACTGCCGTTGCAACAACTTCTGGTACTTCATTTACTTTTACTGGAATCCCTAGTTCGGCTAAAGTAATTTTCTTGTCTTTGGCAAACGTAAGTTTTACTGGAGGAGTGGATCTGCTAATAACCATTGGTGATGCAGGTGGATTGGAGACAAGTGGCTATTTAAGCTATGGCGGGCAGGTATACGATAATTCTCTTGCGTTAACTATTGACAGCACAAACAACATAAAGTTGTTGCGTAGTGGTGCAACAGCAGGAACAACTTATAGTGGGGTGCTTACGCTTACTTTGCTTGAATCTGCTACTAATACATATTCATATAGCGGGGTATTTGGTCTGTCGTCCGTAGATTATGGAACTTTTGTAGGGGGTAGAAAATCGTTGACACAAGTACTTGACAGAATATCTATATCGGGCGGGACTTTTGACGATGGCAAAGCCAACATTGCTTACATTTAAGGATTTACCATGCATACCACTACAGTAAATGTCACCACAGGCGAAGTAACTCAAACACCTTTAACTGAAGCTGAGTTAGCGGCATTTGCTCAAGCGAAAGCAATTCAAGACGCTAAAGATGCTGAACTTGCAGCAACCGCGTACCAGCGCCAACGAGCCGCCGAGTACCCACCCATCACCGACTACCTTGACGGTGTTGTTAAGGGCGACCTAGCTCAGGTGCAGGCATACATTGATGCTTGCTTGGCCGTAAAAGCCAAGTATCCAAAACCAGAGTGAAGTGAATCGTGGACATAGACGAACTCGCGTTACGCAAGATCATCAGAGAAGAAATGAAGTCGGCTCTGAAGGAAGTCGGTCTGCACGATGAAGAGGCCGGTGACGATGTACGCGACTTGCGTAGTCTAATTACCGATTGGCGGGGCATCAAGAAAACTGTCCTGAACACGCTGGCGAAAGCTGGCACGTTGTTCGTCCTTGGCCTGCTGATGCTCGGTGCATGGGGCAAATTTAATGGTGGCGGTAGCGAGTAATGCTTGATCCGGTCTCAGCCTTAGCCATAGCTACGTCTGCGTTTAATCTGCTAAAAAAGGGAATATCCGCAGGTCGAGAATTGGAAGACATGGCAGGCCAACTGGGAACGTGGTTCGGCGCAGTCAGTGATGTCAAGTCCGCAGAGGAAGAAGCCAACGACCCGCCGCTATTCAGGAAGCTGATCTCCAGCGGCAGTGTTGAGCAGGAGGCTATGCAAGCACTCTTGGCTCGCAAGAAAATTGAGCAGCAGGAGAAAGAGCTGCGTGAGCTTATCGTCTGGCGGTGGGGCGTTGAAGAATACACAGCAATGATGCGAGATCGCACAAGGATTAAAGACACCCGCGCCAAGGCCATCCAAAACCAACGGCGCAAGATGAGAAAGCTTATTGCTAACGTCCTAACAATTACTGCGATTCTTGGCCTCGTTGCGGCAATAGTCGCTTTCGGTATCGGCATAATTTTAAATCTGGGGTAAATAGATGAACGAAAGTGACATCAAAGGCAAATTGACATTCGCCGTAACGCTGATGGTTTCCGCCACGCTGTGTGTCTCTGTCCTAGTCATGGTCATTGCACTAGTCTCTGGTCTCTGGTTTGACAACATCGACAACGCCGAAATATTCAAATTAATCAGTCCTGCTTTTCAGACAATTATCGGGGGCTTTATTGGCCTGCTTGCCGGGATAAAACTTGGTAACGGCGATGCTGAACCCCCTTGCCGAGGTAACAAATCATGTTAAGTTTAATATCAAGTTTGATGGGATTTGCAAGCGCGGGAGTGCCGCGTTTGCTTGATATTTGGCAAAATAAGGGCGACCAGAAGCACGAATTAGCCCTGATGGCGATGCAGCGTGAGCGCGAGATTGCACTTGCTCGCGAGGGATTTGTAGCACAAGCTAGAGTGGAAGAGATTCGGACTGATCAGATTGCAATGCAGACACAAGCGCAAGAGAAACTTGCAATCTGGAAACACGACTCTAAATTAGCAGAAGGGGGGTCAACTTGGGTGATCAACCTTCGAGCGTCAGTACGCCCAGTGGTGACCTATATCTTCGTGAGCCTGCTGGTTGTCGTTGACATTGCCGGTATCTGGTATGCGTATAGCACTGGTGTGGCCTTTGCTGAAGCGATGTCGCTAGTGTTCTCATCTGAGGAAATGGCTATACTCAGTGCAATCATCTCCTTCCACTTTGGGGGGAGAGCCTTCTCAAAATGAGCATATCCGAAGCGGGCATTCAGTTGATCAAATCTTTCGAGGGCTGTCACGCCATGCCTTATAAATGCCCCGCTGCGCTGTGGACGGTGGGCTATGGCAGAGTGCTTTACCCAGATCAGGCAAGGCTCAAAACAAACGAGAGAGCCTCTTATGCACTTAAACCAGAACACAATAGGCTTTGGGATGCTGACGAGATTGATTCGCTTCTTGAAAAAGATCTATTACGGTTTTCTGTCGGAGTACGAAGACTATGTCATGCTAGCGCTGATAATAAGTGCCATCATGACGCGCTGGTGAGTTTCAGCTACAACTGTGGACTTGGGTCATTGCAGTCATCAACCCTGCGGATGAAGTACAATCGTGGCGACTACGATGGCGCAGCAGATGAGTTCCTGAAATGGAACAAGGCCGGCGGCAAGGTCTTGAACGGACTGGTCAGGCGTAGAGAGGCCGAGAGAGCTTTATTCTTATCCGGAGGCTAGATGTATCTTATAAGCAACGTCCCTTATTTTAAATGCTGGGTACGCAAAGAGTTCACTAACGGTCATCAGGGCTATCACGGCGAGTACGTCCATGCGCTGGCAGTTGCTGTTACCACGATGCCTGATCGGTGCTTGTCGTTTCAACTGATCTTTACAGGGTGTGAAGCCGACGACGGCAGTCAACCCAACGTACACGGCGGGGCGATGTGGGCAAGAATGCCCATCACAGCCTTGGTTGGTGACATACCACTGGAAGAGTGGCCGGAAAGGATGGAAACGCACTTTGTGCAGCCGTGGGATTGTAGTTCTTACCACCACAGCATTATCTCCATTGACAGGGCTAAACCGTCCCAGTGGATGTGCAAGATCAACAACGAGTTCTTCAAGGGACGCTATTTGTTTACCGTTGACTACGCCGAGAGCGAGGTCTCCGAGGACCCTGCACAGCACAAGCAGACACACGTCCTCATCCTGACGGATGCTGGCAAGTGGACAGGAAATATTGTAGCCTTACCGAACAATCGGGTGCGTGTCACCAGCCCAGCTTACTGGGTAACGGGTGAAGGCGCACCGGACTTTAAACCGAGTCAGTGGATACACTGTGCGGAGCAAGACGATAGCTATCTAGACCCAGCAGTAACTTTTAACAACTTGTACGCGGAGAAAGAAAATGATGAAAGCTAAAGGTATGGCGGCAGGCGGCATGACTGCTAAGGGCATGAAAGCAGGCGGCGCAATGAAGATGGTTGAAAAGGACGGCAAGAAAGTCCCAGCATTCGCAGCAGATGGCAAGGGCAAGATGGCCGAGGGCGGCATGATGAAGAAAGGCTACGCAGCTGGCGGCGCGGTTAAGAAGGGCGGTGCTGGTGGTGGTAAAGTGCGTGGCGCTGGTGTGGCTATCAAGGGCACACGTCCTGCTAAAATGATGTAAAGGGCTTAGATGGCGTACTTTAGACTGACCCTTGCTCCCGGCATCGATAAACAGAACACCGAATACGGTGCCGAGGGCGGCTGGACGAACTGCGATAACGTGCGGTTTCGCTATGGCCTGCCCGAGAAAATAGGGGGTTGGAACTACTTTACGGGGGAGGCCGTCTATCTGGTTGGTAGCGGGAGTGACCTTTTCTCGTGGAACTCCCTGATCGGCATTCCATTCTTGGCCCTCGGTACTTCTAAAAAAATCTACGTCAGCTCGGGCGGTGCGTGGTACGACATCACCCCGCTGCGCAGCACAACCGGGGC